TTGGCGTTAGAACAATATAGTTATTGGAAGCCTGAAACAGTTATAATCGAAGCCAAAGCATCTGGTTTGCCTTTGACATATGAACTACGACAGATGGACATACCCGTTGTCAACTACACTCCGTCAAAAGGCAACGACAAGCACACACGTGTAAATGCGGTTGCACCTTTGTTTGAATCTGGTATGATATGGGCACCTGAGCAGAAATTCGCAGACGACGTCATTGAAGAGTGTGCTGCGTTTCCTTATGGTGATCATGACGACTTGGTTGATAGCACAACACAAGCCATCATGCGATTCAGACAGGGCGGTCTGATCGGTCACCCTGAAGATTATGTCGAGGAAAAACTCGGCCAACGTAAAAGGAATTATTATTAATGGCTAACCCAGTTATAAAAAAATTTATTCAAAAATCACTTTTTAAACAAAAAGGTGCTATATCTAGTGCTAAAGCTGTAGACTTTTCAACAAATGCTTTGGAGACAAGATTAACAAATGCTGGCATAGATTTAAATTTAATTAGATCACAAAAAGATTTAGATCAAGCTTTGGCTTTTGTTAAACAAATAGAAGACCAAGTTTTTGCAAAAAAATTTAGTGACACGCTTGGTAAAAAAGAAAGCGCTAAAGTATTTGATCTAGAGGGTAAAAGACTAGATCCTAATAAACCTATTATGGGTGGCACACAAGAAGACTCTATTAAAAAAAATATAGCAGCAGCCGCTGAAAAAGGTGACTTCAAAGGAATAGCAAACCAAGTGTTAAGAGATCCTGATATAGCAAGAGAGTTTGCATTGTCTAAAAAGTTTCCGTTTAGTAGAGACAAAAATGTTTTAAGTGGTGAAGATGCAATCCCACTTGCAAGAAAAGCAAAATTTGATGAAGAGATAGGTATAAAAAGTGTGGCACCAAGAGATTACAGCGTAGAAAAATTAGTATCTGATTTTAAAAAATTTGGTAATGCAACTGATAAGGATATTCAAACAATACTAAGTTCTGGTAAAGCAGGTCAGATTCCTTATGTCATGGATAATTACGGTATGAGTTTTACTGAAGTTTTAGATACATTAAAAAAAGGTAAACCATTAATCGAAGGAATGGCAAAAGGTGGACGTGCAGGATTTAAAGTTGGTAGTCCGAGCAAACGTTTATTTTTAAAAACTGCTGGTGGTCTTGCAGCATTAATAACTGCAATCAAATCTGGTTTAATTGGAGTGCCTAAAAAAGAAGCTGCTAAGCAGGTCGTAAAAGAATCTGTTAAAGATGTGTCTAGTGCACCACCTGATTACTTTTTTAATCTTGCAAATAAAATTAAAAAATTAGGTAAAGAGTCAAAAGTAAAACCTCAAGAAAGAGTTGATGAATATAATTACAGAGGTAAAGATGGGTCTGAGTATACATTAACAGAAGACATTGGAACAGGTGAGATGCAGATTATAAAAGAAAAAGGAGGCATTGGAATTGCAGATGACAAAGCTTTTGACACTATACAAGATAGAACTGTTATGGAATACAAACCACCTAGAAAAGACGTTGATCCAGATGCACAAAAAATTTTAGACGAGGGTCCCGAGTATAATGAGTACAAAGTAGAATTTGATATGGATGGCACACCGGCAGATGCTGACGAGATTAGTGACATAATTAAAAAAGAAATTATAGATGAGGCATCAGATGTACCTCAGAAAAAAATAAAACGAGCAGGTGGTGGTGTTGCCTACATGTTAGGAGAGTAATGACAAATTTTAAAATTATAGAGTTGATGGAATTGTTTGACGAAGATGAAGTTACAACAGCAGATAAAATAAATAGACCACAGAAAGCATTAGACAGAGAAATGTTTCAAGATGCAAGTCAAAGATTTAATCAAGCTCAGGGTGGACGTATTGGTTTTAAATATGGTAGTATTCCAGAAGCCTTAAATCAATTAATAAAAGATAAGAATACCAACTTTGAAAGCATGTCTGCTTTGAAAGATAAAATAAAAGAAATGACTGGTAAAAGACCTGGTGGTAGTTTTCAAATAAATCAACAAGACTATGGTCCACTTTTAAAACAATTTACTTTTGAAAAATTTAAAAGCAAGAA